TCCGTTTTCCGGTGCTGTCGTCAAGGTCACCTACTAAGTCGGAAGCTATTACATCTAAAGGGATGAGTGATCTGGCCATTATACGTCTGCAGCGTTAGTATCTCTTGTGTTTACTAGGGTGTTGTAAGGCAACTTATTGGAGAACCAGTTTATCAACAGCATTAGCACATCGTTCTCACTTCCCGCCTGCAAAGGTGCCTCGTCCGTATCATCCAGGTCTTCCACTTTAGTGATAGCCTGGTAATTGATAGTCGCCGCCAGCGGGTTTACCCCGTACAGGATTAACTTGCCGTCTTTTTTCCTGTACCAGCCCATGCCCGGTGTTAATTTGCTGTAGTACTCGATGCTGCCCATGTCTGCGTCCGAAACAGGGCCATACTGGTTGCCGCAATCATCGTACACAAACCTGACACCTGCTCCGCCTTTTAAAGGTACAGTGCCAGCCATCAAAGCTATGTACGGCAATCTTTCGGTACGTACTATGGCCACATCCTCGAACACGGTATAAAACTCGCTGGGGTAGTCCCGGTCTCCTTCTATTTTCAAGTTGATGTTGTACGCCGTGTCCATAGCGTAATTGATAGCCGCGGGAAGCATAGCACGGATATCCGAACGCATAACAGCTCCGTCAGGAGAAGGCTTATCACCATTTACCTTCAGAAAAATTTCCTCTATGAGAACACCGATGGTCATTTACGAACTCCGTAATACACAGTGCCACTTAATCTGTCTTTGAATCCTTCTGTCTTTTTAAGAAGAGAAGGGTCGCTCACCCATTCCTTTTTGCTCTCTGTTTTAGGGAGAGGTTCCGGTTCGGTGATAACTTCGATGTCCTCGTCGTAAGGCGACGATTCAGATGCAGCACCTATGGTCACCTCGTCTTTTTTAGGGAGATCTTCGTCAGTTACGAGTACTTTGTCCTGTAAAGGAAGCACGTCTTTTTCGGTTTCTACCTTGTCCACCTTCAGATCTTCTTTGGGAAGCTCCGGGGCAATACCGCCCTCGAAAGGTGCCACAGGCACAGCAGGTGTTACTTCTTTAACAACTTCGGGTGTTGCTACTGCCTTAGCAGCTAGTTTTTTCTTTGGAGGCATAATTTATACGTTTTGAATTTCCTGCTGAGCACTTTGTGCACCCACCATTGTTAGTAAATCTTCTTTAAGTTCAAGTCCTAGTTTTTGCTGCATAAGCGCCAAAATTAAATTGAAAGCGCTTTCAGGCCATTCCAGATCCGCTCCTTCCGTAGGAGTTACATAATCTCTGGTAGGCGTTGAAACGGGAGTCAGAACTACCGTAGCAGCCTCCGGTTTCCGTATGTACTGCATTGTTCCTGCGAGCGTTCCGCTATGGATGTAGGTTATGTCTCCGTCTACTAGGTAATGGTAGGCCGCAGGATTTTTAGCCGAAGGTGCACGAACTGGGCTCGAACTGTACAGTGGAGCCTGTAGCGGTGTTATCGGGTAGGAGGGTATGCCGTTGATCGTAGCTCCTAAAAAATAAAAACACTCTTCGGGTTTTGTGAGAGAGATATCTACGCTTTTCACAAAAGGAGACAAAAGCTCCTGCACCAGCGTGTTCTTGGCGTACAGCGGGCAGAGTAAACTCATCGCGCTTAACTGTACCGCTGCCAGGTCACGGTTAAACTCGGCAGCAGACTGATATCCCGCAGTGCCGGTCTTGGCGCTTTGCATTAAGGTCTCCCACAGTGTAACTACCGATATCATTATTTACGTCCGGTTAGCTTCTTAATCACATCGCTGGCCGCAGTCCCGTATTGGTCTACTTGTCCGGGTTTTTGGATCGGCGCACCTATGGCTTTCTTAACTCCGGGAAGGTTCGATATAGAATCCACCTTGGACTTTTCGACTTCTCCTTTCGGATAGAGCCTCACCATAGCTTTTTTGTACCGTTGAGGTTTAATCTCGTTTCCCCACTTCCCGATTGAACCATCTGCTTTCTCGACCATTCCATCCCAATTTTTAAAGGTGGGGTCTTCTTTTTTCCTAGGAAGTTTTTTTGGGTCGTCTGCCATAGTGAATTTTTTCTTTAAAGGTAGTATATTTTTAAAAATAAAAAAAATCCGACCTTTGTTGGATCGGATTTAATTTATTTAAAGAATTAATGTGTGTTTACTTAGTAGAATCTTGTTTCTGATACCATATGGCTTGTTGTATAAATATGTTAGAGGCACAAGTTTCACAAATCGGTATAGGTTTTAGATTTATATTGAATACCACGTTCGTGAGTTGCGCACATATTTTACATTTAACCAATCGCATTTTACTTGGCAAACAGGGTCGAAAGGAAAGCATTTACATTTTCGTCTGTAACAGCTCCTTCCTGTGTTGCATCCATGAAGTTCTTAATCAGCGCAGAGTTCTTAGGGTATCCTTTTTCTCCCACGTAGTCTCTGAACTCAGCGAACGTCGTCAGGCGTTCTTTTAGTGCAGGAGCGCCGCTTGGGAAAGGCAACTCAGAATTAAGGTTAGTAAGATGCGCGGGCACTTCTACCACAGGTGCTTTAGGTTTTTCTGCCGCTAATATTTCACGGGCTTTACGGTCCGCTTGAAGTATTGTGGTGGAGTTCCTGATGTCGTACAGATAATCACCCAGGTTAGCTTTTATGTAGTTAAACAAACGCTGGATCGCGTCATCGTTCTGATTCATGATAGCATCTCCGATGTACTCTCCCTGACGTGCTCCTTGCGCCCACACCCACTGGCGGGAAGATCCACGTCTTTGCAATTCGAATATTTTTTTATCCACCATGTTACGGATACGTCCCTCGATACGTACCATGTCATCGTCCATAGCGAGAATGTACCGCTTATTAGTGGTAGTGTTAAGGGCGAACTGCTGAAGACGTACTCTCAATTCATCTATTTCGTAGTCGTCATTTTTGAGCAGTTTAAGACCTTTAGCTACGATCACCAACTCTTCTTCATCCATTTTAGAGGCGTGTTCGAACGCTCTTTGGATGTTGGTCATATCTGCTACATCTTTCAATGTTTGCTCGATAGAGTCCATGTAGGCGAACTTCTTTTTAGTTTTGTCCGCAAAAGGCGAAGAAGGATTGCCGGGATTCAGGTACATGAACACCGCTTTATCCGGCGCGTTCAGAAAATTCACCGTCGATCCGTCTACGTTTAATCTGCCAGGTTCATAGTTATAACGCATAACACCGCCTTCTACCCGTGGTATCTGAGACTCAGCGTAACGCAGACGTTTCATCTTCCCGTCTTTGTCTCTAAACCAGAAAGAGGTAAGTACGCCGTAGGTGGTTTTCTTAGCCAGAGGCGAATTAATTGTTTTCTTTTTTAGAATACGAGCCCCGTCCAGTTTAAACGTAGGTTTCTTTATGATCCTTTCGTATTTTTTTTCGGGAACGCCCAGCGAGAGCATGAACTCTTTGCCGTTTATTTGTTGATCGTCAATGTATAGTGCCATTATTTTTCTTTAGTATAAGGTTCGTCTTTTAAATATTGCTCTGCTTCCAGCTTGGTACGTAATTCTTGTACAGCTACAGTAACAAAACGCTGAATAGAAATGCCCGTAGACTTCTTATAGTCTGTCATAAAACGATGATCGTCTTCGCTGAATATTATTTTACTAGCTGGCATACGAACAAAAATGACATATTTTGGTGTCATTTCCAAATTTAATTTTTGGAATTACAAAAATTGTTGTATAATTGCAATGTGAAAAGAAATTCGTCATATAGTTATTCGTCCAATTGGTGTAAGTCCGATAGAGGTAAGCTATGTGATATTATCGTGCAATAGATAAAAACTAAACATATAGGAAAAGCCTCTGATAATCTCAGGGGCTTTTTTAGTTTGTCAGTATAGCATAATTGGTAATGCAGCGGTCTCCAAAACCGTAAGTACGTACTTAATGGAGGTTCGAATCCTTCTACTGGCGCAACAAGGGTAGGTAGCTCAGAGGCAGAGCAGGGTCCTGTTAAGACTCAGGTCGAGATTTCGAAATTCTCCCTTCCCTCCAAACAGAGAGTTAGCCAAGCGGTACGGCAGCACACTGCTAATGTGTAACAGGTAAAACTGTCCTGAGTTCGAATCTCAGACTCTCTGCAAAGGGTAGGTAGCGTTCATGGGAACAAACAGTCTTGAAAACTGTCGCTACGGTAACACGTAAGAGTTCGATTCTTTTACCTACCGCATATCCTTTAGCGTCAACGATGGTGAGTTGAGACAGACTGTAAATCTGTTGCCGTGAGGCTTAGTAGGTTCGAATCCTACCTATCGGACTGAAATATCTCGCCCCAGGCTTCGGCATTACGAAGATAAGCCGGCAATGATCTACCGGTGATCAGTTGAAACTGCAGCTGGGGGCGAGATATAGATAAAAAAGCCCCTATCTCACGACAGGGGCTTTTACATCCAGAAAGCAACACAAAAATTATGAAGATATTCCGTTCGGAGTGATTAGCGCCATCTGATCGCCTAAAGCGAAGTGAGGAGCCATTTCAGTTCTAACATAGAACTTCACGCCGTCAATCGGAGAAGTCTTGTACAGTTGCGCTTTGTTGCTGATAACAGAAGCGTTTCCTGCTCCGGCTTCCGCCCACAATTCGTCCTCACGAACGTAACCGTTAGACCCTCTTACCTCGTAACCTACGTAAGAAGTTTGGAATTCCAGACCAGTGTTGTCTGTCACAGTAGTATCCCCCAAAGGAATAGCTACCTGCCAGTTGCTGTATCCGATAGCACCTGCTCCTTGTGAGTTGTTGAACTCAGGGGCCGCAGTCTGCAAGAAAGTGAACTGACCAAGAGAAAAACCTTTGAAGCCCATGTTCAGGAACGCGCCTTCAGCGTTGTAATCCCTGCCCATAGTTTCAGCCCAGTTTTTCTTAAAGTTGTCGGCTACGAACTTATCGGATACGCCGATTACCCAGTTGTAGTTCAACTTGTCGGATAAAGCTTTCTCGTAGGCCACGTTGATGTCGTAACCTTGCGCCAACACAACGGTGTCAGTAGGCAAGTTGATAGACGCGTAGTAAGCAGCAAGTGCGTACAAGTCGTTGATATCAACATCGTTCGGGTCGATCTCCATCTCGTAGCCTGACTGCTTGATGAAGTCGATAAGACCTTGCGTACCACGGATAGTCGCTTCTTCTTCCATGAAAGTAGAAGTTTCTGTCCAGCCTGTAGGTTGTTTACCGAACATCCAGGTAGATCCTTTCAGATACTGGTGACGAAGCTCCATATCTTTCAAACCTTCCATCCATAACAGGTTTGTACCTGGTACAGGTTGGAATTTAACCTGAGTGGTCAAGTTAGATCCGGTTACTCCGTCTGTATCTTTAACGATCCAGAAAGTGTTCTCGTAGTAGTATCTGCGCGGACGAAGACCAGGATTTTGTCCAGTACCTTCTCCGGAGATATTCGAGAAAATATTACAAATAGAACCAGCGATGATCTCATTTTCAGGATCGAAGTCCGGCTCATCGGCCTCAATAGTAATCGTGTTAGGATTAACTGTGCGGTCTTTTTCGATGATACGGTACATGTGTCCGCCCGCTGTTGCCTGGAAAGTATCCTTTACACGAGGTAAAGAGCTAACAGTTCCGTTATCGTTGGCCATGTCATCCTCACTTAAGGTGATAATAGACTGGTTAGCTTCCGATCCTGCAACAATGCTGCCTACCGTGAAAGTCATCTTTACGCGAGGTCTTTCCCAGTGGCCGGTGGTCGGGCTGTGTGACACTCTGCGTTTTGCTGATTTCCCGATAAGAGGAAGGAGTTTGGTCAGCGTGGTGTAGTAGTTTCCGTGGTTACGGAAATAGTCTGCCAACATAAATGGGTTTTGCTGTAACAGCTGAGACCCGAAAATAAGCTGATCTGACTCTACCCCTTGTACGTGGGATGGGGATGTCCCTGCGGCCATAGCTTGGCCTTCTGCGTCAATAGTCATGTGTATTTTAGGTTAAAGTGAGATTTTTTATGTACGTCCCACCATCCTCTTAGTGAAGTCTGCCAATCCTGATTCGTTTGTAACTACAACCTGATTTTCCTGAGCTTTTGGAAGGCCGGATCTGTTCTCGTACTTGTTCACCGCTTTTTCATACCCTTGGCTGTGGCCTTTTTGGTATGTCCGTTCTACTATTTCGGATATATGTGATTTCAAGTACTCGCCCATAGCAAAAGAATACGCTTCGCGGACTGTATCCGGGTTAATCGGGTCCAGACTGTCTCTGAAATATTCTTTTACATGACCTGCTAATTCAGTTTCTAAAAACTCTTTGTTAACTCCTTCTTCGTAGTTAACAACTTCATCTCCTACTTTAATTTCAAAATTAAATTTGGTAGGAAAATGTTTAGCTATGGCCGATGCTTCCTGCTCGACGGTTTTATTATAGTTGCTGATGTCGGCGATCTCTTGCAATTTCGCTTGTTCTGCAGCAACTTTCTCAGGGTTATTAACCGTAGTTAAGTCTTTTTTATACTCGTTGAGCTTATCCAGATCCGATTTAGAACTGATACGCAATTGCTCGCGTAAAATGTCCGCCTCTTCTTTTTGCTCCGGAATAGTCTCGTCGTACTGACTTAAGTTAAACTCACGGTTGACAATCTTGCGGGCTATTTCCTCGCTGTACCCTTCAGTAAGTACCATTCTGGTAACTTTAAGGTCAATAGGAGATAACTGCGATAAGTCGCCGTATCCGTTTAACTGTACAAACGCTTTGATCTGATCAGGATTCGCTCCTGCCAGGGTCATTTCGTTTAGTTTGGCAATGTAGTCGTTAGCAGGACGAACAAGAGTTTTTGTAAGCTCTTCTTTTTCCGCAGCTAACGTGTCGTAATTCTTAGCTCTTTCGAGAATAGTACTGAACGACTCCTCGTCTTTTACCAAGCCTTCTGTTCTTTGTTCAAGATCAGGCCAGTAATTGTAAGGTTCACTTGTGGGTGGTGGAGTTTGCACCGGAGCTTCCGCTTCGGGCGTAGGTGTTGGTGTAACCTCTGATTGCTGTCCAACGGCTATCTCAGCACTGTCTTGGGGACTGGCGGGCGCAGTAGTAGAAGCGGCTACCTCAGCCTGACCTTCTGTTGTATTCATTGCTACCGCCGCAGCTTTCAGGAATGTTGCATTATCTTCCATGTGTGTAAAATTAATTATTTATTGTTGATATTTCAAAATATATTATTGGGGTACCATCTGTTCTTGCGGAATTTCCTCTTGCGGCTCCTCTTCCGGAGTTAAAATTTCAGCTATGTCATCCGTGTTTTGCGCTATAATAGTTTGTGCAAGGTTTGTATTAGGAGGGATGTCATCCGGTTTACGGGATTTGATAATCTCCTTCATTAACGTTTCGTTCATCTTCATAAGCCCGGCTAGTAAGGTGTTTTCAGTTTCTATCTGACCTTTCTTTTCCAGTAGCTGTCCGTCGATCTGACCCTTAACAATGGCGGATTGCTGTTGTTGTTCACCGTTGGCAGCGATATCTCTCTCTTTAGCAGCAGCAGCTTCGGCGCGTTGTTTGGCTTCTATTTTGGCCAGTGTAAAGTATGCAGACTTGATCTGTCCTGCCATCACTTTTTCATACAGATACAGGTACTGCGAAGCAGAAATTCCGGAGGCTCCGTTAGTGGCCGATCCCTGGTTTTTAAGCTGTAACAGGTTCTGCAACATAGCTGTCCGTTCTTCGGTAGAAGGAGCGATGGACACCTCTGTATTGAATTCTGAAGTGGTGAACTCTGCTCCAAGCTCCAGCATCTTCATGTTGTGCTCTCCAAGAACGGAATATGGCAGTTTAACCGCTCCATCCTTGGCTACGATCTGCCATTTTTTGATGATATCCGTAAACATGTTACGGAACAGATAGTTGAAAGAGTTAAAAGTAGGTTGCAACGAAGCGTTCGCTGCCTGGAAAGCAAGTTCAGTTTCTCCGAGTCCTTGATACGGACTTTTCTGACCACCGTCCGCTCCTCCTTGTAAGCCCAGTACTTCGCGCAGTTCGTTTGCTTTTACCAGAAGTTCAGCTGAACACACGGACATAACCGAGGCCATCTGCGCCACGTTCATGTATTCGATAGGCTTAGCGCCTCCAGCCATGAACAGTGGATCTCCGTTGTCGTCCAGTGAGTTGTAATACAATACGCCCGTCTCGATGAACGCCCGCATGATGTCCTCTGGTTGCTGCATCTTTCCGTTCAACATCACGTTCTCAATGAGGTTCTGTTGAATAGCCATGGCTGGAGAGGCCGGTAAAGAGGCCCAGCCGTTTCGATACTTAACCAGTATCATGTTCATGTCATCGATCAGAGCTACGCAACGCTCTACCAGACTCATATTGCCTGTTTGGGCAAAAAAGAAGTCCAACCGGGGGCGTTTGTTACCGTCAGCTCCGTAGTACACTACGTCTTCGCACACTCCGTAGTCCAGCAACATATCGCTGCCTAAAATCCACTGCGAATAATATTTTTTTATAACGCGTTTCTGTATTTTCTCGTCACCGTTCTTGGCGTCTTTGGCCGTAAGCTTATAGTCGTAATCGACCGTTTTATACAATCCGCGCTTGTTTTTCAGCGTTACCTGTGTGTCCACCGATAGCCACTCGCTGTCGAGTACGAATACGCGGGCTGACATCACCGGATCGTTAGCCGTAAAAAATGTAGGAGAATTAAGCCATGAAGAGTATCCCTCAGAATTAAAATTCATCAGCGGAGGGTTCATCCACTGGAAGGTCATCGCTATGTCGTAGAGTTGCTGAGGCGTCAGATGCGGATGTTCCCGGCTGATATCTGTCATACTCATATCCCTTAGCTCAGCCGCGCGGGTGTTGTCGTGAAAGTCCCGGTATATAGAGGGTTGAACAAGCGCCCTCCGCATGTCCACTCTGCGGAATTTAGGTATTTTGGTAGATTTTTCTATGTACGTCTTGGCTCCGCATATCCCGTTCGGGTTGGTGATCAGGTCGTCCATTATCTGATCCTGGAACATTTTATAGTGTGACTCCATTTTAGACTTGGCGCAAGCTGCTTCCGCTGCTATCTGCCACTGGAGAACAAAGCCGCCTGAATCTATGAACGTGTCTACGTCCGCAGCATTCATCAAACCTAGTTCCTGTGGATTTGGCTCCACCTCGGGTTTATACATCGCCGTCTTAAGGAACTCCTGCGTGTTCTTATCGACAATGAATTTCATCATCTGACGCGTAGCTTCCACGGAGGCCATGCTATTTTCGTCAAGACAGGTGAGCCGGACATCGAACTCCTGGGCCATGTTCTTAGAGCGCATGATATCCAGAAGCTGCGGCAGTTTGGCGTACCCTTCGTAGGATACGTTCATCTTGGAGACGAACTCGCCGGTCTCTTTGTTTTTCTTAAGAAGGTGTTTTTTTATTTTGTCGGGGGATTGCCGTCCTTGGGCGTACAGCTGCAGTTCTTCGATGGTACGTCCTCCGGTGGCTCCGTAAGGAATGGCCAGACGATTATTTACATAGTCTGCGTACAGTGCCTGGTTTACATCGATGTAATACTGCTTTTCTAATTTCTTTTTAGGGTCGATGTGATCTGGAGGGTATGCATAAGTTTTACCTTTATAATCAGTAGGTTTCATCTTTAACTTCGCCATTCGGAAAATTTTCTTATAAAGGTAAATATTTTTTAGTTATGCTGTGTATTCTGTAAAATGCTGAATCTCTCGTTTCTGTTTGTCGCCGTGCCATCTTGGTTTTTTCTGCATAGCAGCGTACAGAGCCCACCCGAAAGCTACGCCCAAATCCCGTGACCCTCTGTTTTTCCAATTCATAGTCATTAGCTGGTTCAACAGATCCGGATGATCCAGCGCATTCGCCATGGTACAGGTGTAGCTGGTTATGAAATCGAAATACATACTGATGCTGTTCTCTGTAGCCGTAACGCCGCCTTTCTCAGTTTGACCCTTGTAATTTTTGACATCCGTAGGTTTATCCATCTCGTAGCCAGCGTATCCTCTTGTTTTTAGGTACGTCTTCAAACCTCCGTATTTGTTTTTCTCCGGAAGGAAGTCAGAACCGTAATAGACCATCGTTAATATTACATCCTCGAAAAATACGAAAGTATCGTCCGGACGCTCCATGTAAGTACAGCACACACGATTGGTTTTGAAGTTACTTCCCAGATCAACCGGATCGCCTTTAACGATACCGTTTATCTCGTCGTTGAACTGCCAGTACAAACTTTCTTCGCTGTCTACGTCCTTGTCGTATTTACGCATGAGTACGATAGCGCCTTTAGACCGCTCGGATTCACTGGCGAGGGTTTCGTTCTGGTCTATGGGGTCAATCCCGGCGCAGAAAAAGTGTGTATTTCCGGGCTTAGCCGTGAAAGCGGAAGACCGTTTATTGGCTTCCAGGTTATAGTCATGCGGGTGACGGCTGATGATCCAGCGACCTTTAGGATTGATCTCCCACACTACCGTAGTGTCTTTTATTCCGTCTTTCCATTTAAGATTTCCTCTCACAAAAGGCTTAGGATGGGCAACCTCGTTCAGGTAAAACTCGCGTTTGCGAAGGTTCTCGGTGTGGAACGGGCTGGAATTACGGATAGATAGGAAAATATCTTCTATGGTCCGGGGGTTCTTCCGGATGAAACTCATAGCACCAGGCGTATTGCCTGCTTCAATCATCGCGTTATACTTTTCAGTAACTGCTTCTATGACTGCTGCTTTATCTATGAAGCCCCATCTGTCGGCCACAATACCGTCGAATCCGCGTTCGGCCACACCTCTGAATATCCGCCACAAACCGTTGATAGTAGAACCCGACTTTAGTTTTTTCTTAGGATCAGATTCTTTGTGAAGTGTAATAGCCCAGTCCAGTCCTTCTGCCGTAATATCCTCTACCGTACTGGTCATAAGGATCATACCGCGCTTGGTGCCTCGTATACTACTGAAAGTGGCCTCAGCCATCGTAGCGACCCACTCGTTCGGATTCATTCCACTGGTAGGCTTTCCAAACTCATCTCCGTAAGCCGTACAAATACCTGTTGATCCGTCAAACCGGGTTTGTTTAGACGGTCCAAAACGGAAACGGGAACCTAAAGGAGGATATTCGTATTCTTCCAGAGAAGATTTATTTACCTGGCCTCCTTCTTCGTTACTTTTGGTGATAGAGGCGTGAGTGATGTGCTTAGAAGGATAGGTCATCACCAATCCCTTCTTAGGATTCTCTGTTCCACGATTCATTGGTTTATGGAACCAGAGCATATTGGCGTGACCGTGTACCAGCCGGTCGTAGGTCTCTATTACATGATCCTCGTTCACAAAAGACTGCATGGTGTGCAAGGAGCCTCTGATACGAGATCCGCGTTCGTACATGTAGCAAATTGCGTTCTCAGTATCCCCGAGCTGACGACATTTGAAATCCGCTACGCCTCTGCACTTGGGATCGTGGGTAGCATTCAGCAGGAACAGGAAAAACTCTCTGTCCGAATCCCGGTATAAAAACTCTTCACTGGTAATGCCCGTCCAGCAATTCATCTTAAAATAAAGACAGCCGGGAATATAGGTTTTTTTGCCTTTTATGAACATCCAGATACCGTTTCTCCGGCGATGGTGTTCTGTGGCTATGAAAATATCGTAGTCCCGTTCTGCCCAGTTATCCCTTCCGTAGTCTTTATCTGGGAAACGTACCTGCTCGGGTATGAGCGTTCTGCGAAATATCTGATCGTACTCGCTGAGACCGAAGTTTATGCAATCCTCGTCCGCCGGAGCTTCCGGAATGAAGCAGTCTACGTCGTATATGTTCTCAACAGTGGAATTTGCTCCGAATTTTAAGGTGTAATTCGGTAAAGCTGTTAAATCTACATAGTAATCTGCTTTATCAATCCGTTTCTTCCAGTCGATCATCAGATGTAGGTATAGTTTTCAGCATGTTTCTCAGCGTATAGACGAATTTTGCTACGACTTTCTACCAGTGCAGCTTCTCGGGCCGCTTTACTGTCCGGAAATAGTCTTGCTTCTATTCTGCGCACTTCCTGGCCGAGTTCCTTTACCCGTTCCCGTGCTTCGTTCCTGCGCTTGTAGTAGTTAATGTCGCTTTCTTTTTCCATTTTCACGTCATTCGTTTGCTGGATAAAGAACTCGTAATCTTTTTTGGCTAATAGCCAGTCAGTGAAGTCCGTTTCATGCAGAATCTGAATGTATCGCAGCCATGCCCCCATCACCAGCGGATGTTTGTACGTGACGATCCTCTCGAACATAGCCTGGTTGGTTTTAGTGTCGATCTTAAGATAATCGAACACCGCCTTGATCATAGCTTCGCGTTCTTTTATCCGCACAAAGGGGCTATCGATGTCACCAATCAGAATGGCGATCTTAATTTGATCCTCAGAACATTCGTAAAATTCCGGAAAAGAATTCAGCTCGGGAAACCTCTCCCGGATCTGCTGTCCTGGCTCTATGGTAGTTATATCGAAATAGCAACGGCTTAGATCGTACATAATTTGTAGAAGTTAACAGTTTCCTTTTCCAAAAACAAAATGTCTTTGCGCTGGATTAAATATAGTCTGCGATCAGCCAGTTCCATGTGATTCTCCGTTTCGTACTGTACAGCGACGCGAGGATCGTAGATCAGCTTGTCTCCTGCCTGAACGTCTGTATCTTCATCACAGTACGTAGGAAAGTCAAAATAGCCACCTGGTCTGCCGTTTACAGTCAGCGGTTTCCCACTGTGTAAAACTCTGCCGTAAGCCCATCGTGCACTGCGTTTGTACGTTCCTCCCAGTTTAGGTATGACTAAACCGGTGGTGGATCTCACAAAGGTAGCAGCTCCTTCTTTTTCAGTTTCCTGCAGCTCCGGATCGATCAGTAGATATCCATTGATCATTTTACCAGCGGTAGTCATGTATATATCATCGTACTTGACGAAACACATTTTACCTTCCTCGGTATCGAAGTACTGTGATTTCAGATGGATCTGGTAGGAGAATTTAACGTGATCACCTATAGCCAGTTCGTTCTCTGTCTCGAAACGACATCCGGCTTCTTTAAGCCGGTTTATCTTGTAGAGCAGGGAAGCATCAGCTATTACCTTTTCGTTATTCCGCTCCGTTATGATAGAAGCTTTGATAGCTTTGATATCTTCGCGCGTGAAACGTATTTGCTCAGGTACACCGTAAACCGTACCTGTGGTGGCGAAATTCTTGTTCTTAGCATCCACGCGGTTGCCCTTCTCGTATTTGTACGTGGGAGCAATAAGTCCCGTTTCTTTCCCGGCCAGTTGGTAGGTTTCGAAATCCGGATCAGGCTTGATCAATACGTAGTTAAAGGGGATGCGGATGTTTTTTATGCTGATCATATTTCCGCAATTATATCATATTCAAAAATCACAGATACTTTCTCACCTTCTACCTCGAACGTTGAAGAGATGCCGGGATTAAACACGATGCGCTGGCCTGCTCTGTCGCCGCTCAGCACGGTAGCCGTAACGCATCTACCCTTTGAGTTCGTGCCGTGAATGATGCCGGTTTTAGTTTTATCCTCTACCGCATCTTTTTTTACAAGAACTTTTCCTTTCGACGGAACTATATCAGATAGTAGCATAAATGTCTTCTTCTCGCATTAAAAAATGCACCGGATCAATGTTCAGCTCGACGCCTGCGTTCTTCATAAACAGCACGTGATCGCCTACTTTGTACAGAGGGTTTGGTCCTACGTGCGTCACTTTACCGCTGGATGGCGGCTGTTGTGCCGCGCCCGGTATGTACAATCCGCTTTCGGTTTTTTCCGGTGCCGGATCTGGGAGAACAACGACTCTGCCTTCTGATGGCTTAATGGTATCTTTCATATTTCGTATTTACTTTTATGGGGTAATATTTTATCTAAGTATGGTGCCAGTCCTGTTTTAATGGCGGCGTCCGTGAAGCTGACTACGTGACGATCATTGCAATAATGTGCGGCCTGATCGTAGTCTACGCGTTTGGATATTTTCACGTCTGGCATGTGTTCTCCTTCCAGTCCTGCACAATAAATAGACTTCATGCCGTAGCCGAATTTCACATCCCAGTTTACAGCTTCAAATCTCTTGTTGAAATGTCCTTTTTCCATGATCAGAGGACAATGGCCGTCATAATTCAAATCCGGGAAACCGTTAGCAGCTAACCATTTCTTAGTTTGATTCATAGTCTGACGGTAGCTCGAAGCGTTTTTCAACATACTTTCGTAGCAGGTGCCTTTATAGTAGTTCGGGTAGTTCTCGATGTCTACTGGCTGTAGCAGGACGTGATCGTCGTTCATGAACAAAAAACGATCCGTATACTCGAAGGCCTCGTAAGTTTTCAAAAAGATATTCAGTTCCTTGTATTCTTTATGCGGGCTATCAAGCATGGGTACGTGCTTGATGTTCTTTATCCATTTAGGCTTCTCACCTATGATGTAGACGTCACCGGCTTCGGTGAATTTCTCGATGCTGCGGAGCACGTAACGAAGGTCCAGGTGGTTTATCTTTGATTTCCCTAAAGGAATAGCTATATCCATGTTTGACATACTTTCATGTCAAATTTATTACTTTTACATCTACAAACCAAATTATGATTACTTTATTGATCCGTTGCTCGTATCGTCCTAAAGGTTTCGCCAAAACATTCGCCTCCATTCCGGGGGGTGTGCAGGTTATTTGTTCCTACGACGACGAGCGGGCTTTGGGGTATATTCCAGAGCACGTACAGAAGATACGCGTATTTAAGCACGATGCGCAAGTGTGGTATGATAATTATTGCAACGATCTAAAGCAGCTGGTAACGAGCGGATACTTTGGTTTTCTGGATGAAGGAGATATTATTCTTCCGGGAGCCTTGGCGCAACTCCGGAAACACCTGAAAGGATCGAACGGGGTAATCTGTCAATTCAGTCGTGGAGGTAAGTTAAAACCTAATACTGAATTAATTAAGAATAAACAGATTCTACGCGGTAAAATAGGACTGCCTTGTCTGTTCTTGCATCACTCGCACAAAGACGTGGCGGATTTCGATGGATCGGTGGGTGCGGCGGATTACCACTGGATAAAAGCCGTTTCTCGCAAAGTTAAACTCAAATTTGTCAGCATTCCAGTTGTGTTTGCAGAGAAACGGGATAACGGAGCTACTGAGGAGTAGGTTTTTCGTCTTGAACTTTGTTGTATAGATCGAGCAGTTTCTTTTCGGTCGGCTTATCCAGTATCGCTTTTCCCGATTCCATCCTCAGTACGTAAGTCCTTCCTTTGCCGATACTCACGGATGCCTTTTCCTGGCCCATTCCGCTGCGTAGCCTTAACTCTCTTAGCACCTTCGCTCTGGGGTCGATACTTTTTTCTGCGGGCGGAGGCGTGTCGTCCGTCTCTCTTGTAAATACATACATGAAAGACATTCTTAGAATCTCTTCCGGCTGTAGCTTGGGCAAAGCTTCTGTAAGCTGTTTGAACACTTTGATCACTTTTTCCTGTTTGTCTGCTAGGTTCTTTTCCATAATTATTTTTTATGTTAAAGATAGACAGAGACAGTGTGAACCTGTGGTAACAGTTTGGTTTACAGTTTTGACTTACAAAATAAAAGGTTCTCACTATTACGACCACACTCTTTCAAACCGAACTGTTCACAGTGCGCGGTGTATTTTTTCTCCAGACCTTTGTCACCGTTCCATTCGATGACGAGGAACTCACATCCTACGTGAGCCAGGTCGATCTCCTTCAATACCGTCCAGTCGTGCCCTTCGCAGTCTATCGATATAATCTCTAACTTCGGTTTG